GAGATAGCTCCCACCACATCCAAATTCGTCCCATCAAACGTCAGCGCCGACCCTGCGGTCAGCACCTTGGAGCCGTTGGCGTACAAAACCCCGTTCGCAGTGGCGGGGCTGTAGGTCAGGTTGCCGGTCATCGTGTCGCCGGCTTTGAGCACGTAGGTCGAACCAGGCAGGTACGCCTGCACCCAGGCCGAGCCGCTGTAGACGCGCATCTCGTTGGCGCTGGTATTGAAGTACAGCGCGCCAGTCAGCAGGGCATTGCCGTCGTTGTCCACGGTGGGGTTGCTGGCCTTGGCGCCCAGGTAGCGGTCATCAAAGCTGTCATAGCTGGCCTCTGCAGCCGCAGCCGAGGAGGCCGAGGCGGTGGCCGAGCCAGCCGATGCGGTGGCGCTGTTGGCCGAGCTGGTGGCGCTGGTCGCTGCAGCCGATGCAGACGCTGCAGCCGCAGCCGTCGAGCCGTAAAGCGTGGTCACGTAGTTCAGCGTGACGGCGTCCTGGGCCAGAGTCGGGTCCGCCATGCCGGTGATCTTGCTGCCGCCCATCGCAATGGCGCCGGACATCGTGCCGCCAGACCGGTTTAGCTTGAGCGCGTCGGCCTCATCAACGTAGGCTTTGGTCGTCGCGTCCGTCGTAGCCGTCGGGGTGCCTAGCGCCAGGATGCGCTGGCTGCCCATGTTGAGCTGGCCGGACAAGGTGCCGCCAGTCAAATTCAGTTTGAGCGCCAGGGCCGTGTCGGTCTCGGCTTTGGTGTAGGCGTCAGTGATGCCGTAGCCGGCCAGCGTCGTGGGGTTGGTGCCGCCGGTCAGACGGCCATAGGCGTCCACAGTCACCGAGCGGTACGTGCCTGGGGTCACGGCAGTCGTGGCCAGGTCGATGCCGTTGGCGGCCACCGTGATGCGGGCGGTGCTGACGCTGGCAACCGACAGGGTATTGCCTGCCTTGGCCAGGCCGTTGCCGGCCGTGATCTGTCCGGCGCCTGAGAACTGGGCAAAGGTGACTGCTGTCGAACCCAGCGCGCCGCCGCTGCTTGATGTGCAGACCCAGCCGCTGTCGTCGTTGACCGTGCCCTCTTCAACAAAGAAGAAAGCGCCTGGGAACTCAGCCCAGATGTCCATGTCGGTAGACCGGGTCCACGCGCCAGCCGCCACCACATACACGCCGTTTGTGGACGCAACTGCCTGGTCTTTAACCAGCACGCGGTCGCCTGCGATCAGGGCCACGCCGTCTAGGGTTTGTGTGCCGCTCAGGGAGACGATGCCGGTCGTGGCCGCTCGCACGCTGCCCTTGACATCAAGACCCTGTGCCACGCCGTCCACGTAGGCCTTGGTGGCTGCGTCTGCGTCGGCTGTTGGGGTAGCCAGTCCAGTGACCTTGCTGCCTTCCATGGCCAGGTTGCCACTGAGGGTGCCGCCTGCGAGGTTCAGCTTGAGCGCCAGGCCGGCGTCGGTGTACGCCTTGGTTGCTGCATCCTGCGCTGCGGAAGGATCGCCCAGCCCGGTGATGCGGCTCGTGCCCATGGCGATCGCGCCGCTCATGGTGCCGCCGGCCAGGTTGAGCTTCAGTGCATCCTGTGCGTCGACATAGCCCTTGTTGGCTGCATCGCTGCTGGCCACGGGTGCAACCAGGCCGGTGATCGTGCCAACAGAGCCGGCGTCCATGTCCAGCGTGCCGGTGATCGTGACATTGTTGAACGCCGATGCTCCGGCCGAGGTGACGTTACCCGTCAGGTTGCCGGTGACGTTACCCGTGACGTTACCCGTCAGTGGTCCTACAAGGCTGGAGGCCAGCAAAGTCGCGACCGTCATGCTGGTGGCATTGACAGTAGTGAACGCGCCAGCCGCTGGCGTGATGTTGCCAATCGCAGTGGCGTTGATCGTGCCGCCTGCAATGGTGACAGCCGAGCCCAGGTTGACGGCGCCATTGGCCTGCAGCGTGGTGAAGTTACCGGCCGCGCGCGTGGTCGTGCCGATCGGGGTGCTGTCGATGGTGCTGCCTGTGATGGCGAGCTGCTGCAGTGCAGGCGAGGCAACCAGCGCGGTGCCGGCTGCATTGACCATCACCACCGCGTAACCGTTGCCTGCCAGCGTTGGCAGCTTGTTGAAGCCGGCGGCGATCAGGTCAAGCTCGGCCCGCATGTTGGCCGAAGAGCCTGGTGCGTTGGGCGTTGGGTAGGTGCTGTGGTTGTAGAAGCTATTGCTCATCGGAGTCCTCGGCGCATGGAGTAATGGATCAGGAGGCTGTTGACGGTGAACGGCTGAAGCAGCGCGGACACCGAGGACAAGCGGATGGAGAGGTTTTCGGCCGTGCCCTGCAGGTCCACCTCGGTCGGAGAAACTCCAACCCCGTCAAAAACAAAGTTGTCCCAGTTCATCTCGTCCCAGTAGCTCGAACGCAGGTCGTTGTCGTAGACCGCGTCCACCGCCTGGCCGACCCGGTTGGACCCATAGGCCATGTCGTAGCCAAACGAGACTTCGGCGTAGGAGTCGCAAGTCATCTCGATGCTGGCCTTGCGGTAGCGCTTGAGGATCCGCGGGCTGCCGCTGGCGTTGAACACGAGGTTCAAGTTCGCTGGAATAGGGGCGCCGTCGAAGCTGGTGCCGGAATCGAGCCGGCAGACAAAGCCGTCGTCGGCGCCAAAAAATGAGGTCTCTGCGCCGTCGGGGGTCTCGCCCTCAACGCAGCAAGTCACGGCGCAGTTGAACTGGACTGGCATCGAGCCAAGCAGCTTGCCGTTGATGATCGTGATGTACAGCGCATTGCGGTCGCTGAAGAAGACCCGGTACTGGCCCTTCTCGCGGTTGACGGCGCTGGCGCTGGCGAGGTTCCGCCTGGCCTGGATGAACGGGCGGATGTTCATCGTGAGCGTTGCCGTCACGAAGTTGCCGAAGTTCAGCGACGTGCCCAGGCCCAGCACGCCGCGGTCATCCATGACATAGGCCTGGTCCATGGTCTGGGCGGTGTAGGCCAGTGCTCCGGTGCCGCTGTTGTAGCTGGAGAGCTTGAAGTCCTCGGCGCTGGTGCCGTACAGGATCGAGGTGTCGCTGCGCGTGTACACACCCAAGGCGCCGCTGCTCTGGTCACCAGGCAACTGGATGAGGTTGGTGATGACGTCCGTCATGGCCAGCTCGCCAGCGCCCACTATTGGGCTCCAGACGTACGCATCAGCGATACCCGAGAACTGCAGCGAAGCACCAAAGCTGAAGAACAGGTGCGACTTATGCACCGCCACTTGACTGGGCGTGTCCACCCCCATGCCGGTGGTGATCTGCACATAGTTCTCGCCGTCGAACTCGAAGCCTTTGTTTGCGCCATCGGCGCCATACATGCGCTTGCCGCTTGGGCCGCCGAAGACGTTACCGATAACGTTGACGACTCTGCCGCCTGGTGCCAGGGTCACGCCCAGGTCCAGCTCTACCCAGCCGGCGGGGGAACTCTCGTACATCTTGAGCGCAGTGCCGGCCTCGTTGTTGCGCCAGGCGTAGACGGTGTCCTTGAAGTAGGACACGCCGCGCACTGGGCCGGAGCCAGGCACTTGGCCGATGTCGCCGCGGTATTCGTTGGCAGCCAGGGCGGCATACGTGGCGTCCTGCAGGCCATCGACCGCAATGCCCAGGATCTCGTCGATCGTGCCGACTTGGCCGCCCGTGACTGCAATCCCTTCGGATGCAATGAAGGTGCCGACCTCGCGCGTGACAACGACAGAGCCGCCCTCGACCAAGATGACTTTGCCAACAGCACCAGTGGACATGCCGGCGATCTCATCACCGACGGCCACCGGGCCTGTGAGCGTGCAGAGAAACAGGTTGTAGATTGCAGCCGACGGACTGGGCTTGCCATCAAAGCGCTCGTAGCCAGCGATGCGGGTGTAGCCGCCATTGATGGAGCACTCGAAGTTGGCAGCACGCCGAGCAATGCCCGAGGCCAGCGACAGCGTTGGCGTGACCTGATCCAGTCCGCCCTGCAGGCGCACCAGCTCGTACTTAACAGGGGGAAAGTTCATGCCTGCCATGCTTGTCAGGCCATCGGATCGCCGAGATAGACCTGGGGCAACTGCTCGCGTTCGAGCTGAGCCTTCAGAGCGGTGTACTGCTTTGTCGCGCGGGTCACGACTTCAGCCGCTGACTCGAACATGCCGTAGTACTCCAGCGCCTTGTACACAATGATCATGTGCTGGTGAGGCTGCAGGTCCGGCACGTCGTCCGCGGCCACCAGGGCTTTGGGCACGCGCTGGTATTCGCCAACGATCGTGTACTCCTCGTCCAGCCGCGGGCCGTACATCAAGGCCTTGTTCATGGGGTCGACAGCAAACACCATCGGGCGCCCCACCAAAATCCGGTTCTGGTTAAAGCGGTACGTGTCGCGAAAGGTTTCGTACTCCCACTCGACCAGCCACTGCTCGTCAGTGATCCCCAGCGCCGACTTCCAGCAGCGCATCTCGTCGCGGTGCCAGTAACGGAAGTCGTCCAGGCCAGCCTCTTGTGGCGTGGTCTGCGCGCTGTTGATTGGCGCCTGGAATTCAAACTCTTTGCGCATGAACCCCCACACATCGTGCAGCCCCTGGATATCCATCCATGCGGTGTTGATCCAGTCAACCAGCCGCTGGGACTCGCCCGTCTGGCCGGTCACGGCGGTCGGGCCGACGCCAGAGGCACCAGCCTCCTGGCGTAGACGTTGGGCGAGCTGCAGGAAGTTCATGTTTTAGTCGGCGTCAGACAGGGTTAGAAAGAATCTGGCGCAGCCATGGCACGCCCTGCTTTGGGTTGGGGTCGTGCATGACTTGGAACGGGTAGGTCAGAGCCAGCACGTTCTCTTCTTGGAAACCCATGGAGCCATCAGCATTGACAAGCTTTCGCTGGCGCACGCGCGACTGCTTGGCCTGGGCCAATACAGCAACGTGATACCTGCGCAGCGTTGCGGTGTTGCCGCGAACAACCATGCGGTAATCGCCATTGACGTTGACCTCAACAAAGGCGGCTTCGTTCTCGTTGCCAGGCTCATTGAAGTGGACTTCCAGCTCGTCGCGCATGAATGCTTCGCTGTCGATTGCGTCAGTGCTGATCACGCGGTCGGTGTCGATGATGTGGCCGCCGGAAGCCGAGGCTTCAGCGGCAGGTGTCACCTGCTTTTCGATCTGCACGTCATCAGAAGCAATAGAGCGTTTGCGCTCGTAGCTGTTGATCTTGTCTGTCATGGGTTGGGTCTCCAAGTATTGGTAATTGGGGTGGGGCCACCCGAAGGCAGCCCCGTGCCGACTTAAGCAGTCAGCGGGTTAGCAGGCACATCGGCCAGGTTCAGGAACGTGGAGGTCACGCCGGTCGCGCCGAGGGCCGTAGCACCAGGCGTGAAGGACGTGCCAGCAGTCACTGCAACGCGCAGGGCGCCGATGACGCACACGCCGAATGGCTCGTCAGGGAACTGCAGCGCAACGCGGCCAGCGGCCAGGTCAGCAGAGTCCACAAATGCGCCAGGCACGACGCTCAGGGCGCCGGCTGCGTTCAGGCCCAGCAAGAACAGACGGGTCGAGCCGCCAGTGCTACCAGTGAACGAGCCGTTGACCGAGCCCACGCCCGTAGGGGCTTGGTACACGGAAGGGCCAGCGTAGGCAATCGACATGTTGTCGGTGATTGCTTTCGTGGCGAAGCCGCCATCAACGATGTAGTTGATAGCTGCGGTCGTCTTGACGGTGCCGGCAGTGGTGCCAGCAGCCAAGGCGCCGCTGTTAAGAGCCAGCGTCAAGCCGGTGGAGGGCGATTGAAAATCAGACATGATCAGAATCCTTTAAAGAAGTTGTAGGAGACGGGGGCCGAAGCCCCCGAGTCATCACAGGGCCGAGCAGGCAGCCTCGATGCGGACCATCCAGTTTTCGTTCAGTCGCACAGCGTTCTTGTAGAAGTTAGCTCCGACATAGCCGAACTGACCCATGGGGTTGGCATGAGTAATGGTCTTTGCAGGCAGGTAGATTGGCTGAATGGCGCTCATGCCTTTCAGTGCAACCTGGCCCCAAGCTTCTTGTGCGATCACCATGAGCGGGTACACGTCAGCCGTGGTGCCCGAAGTGCCACCAGCAGACAAGAACGTGCCAGCAGTGATCGTGCCGCCGGCCGACAGGAACGGACGGAAGTACGGGCTGGTGATGATGCGGAAGCGCTCGACTGCGCCGATCTCGCGCTCATGCACTGGCTTCTGGCTGCCGTATTTAGCGACAGGCACAAAGCTGGCGATGTTGCGGAAGTCAGCTTCCATGTCGGTGTGGATGAACACCAAGTAGCCAGGCTCAACTGCACTGGTGCCGAAGTTCACCGAAGCAGCAAGCTTCTCGGTGACCATCTGGGCGAAAGCGCTTTCGAGTTGGCGAGCAGCTTGACGCAGCTTGTTGATGGTGACGGCGGTGTTCACGGCCGCGCGGCTGGCGCCGTTGGCGTAGACCACGTTGGTGCCGCCGCGGACCACACCGTAGGAGATCAACTCCTCGATGGAGGCCATGTGCTCGCCAACCAGCTTGATCATGTCGCCGGGGATGTCATCCTCGTACATGGCTTCAGCTTTGCTGGACAGCTTCATCAGCACGCCGTACTGCTGCAGGGTGACCTGCACGTCTTGATACGTGATAGTGCGCGAGCCAGGGGTCACGCCTTCTTGCATCAAGTAGTTGCTGGTGTTGATGCTCGGTGCGCCGTTGGCGCCAGCGTCGATCGGCAGAGCGCGACGGAACACCACGGTGTCAGTCTTGTTCTGGGGGATCTGCTTCTGGGTGCCGAAGGTGCTCAGAACTTTGATGGGCATGGCGTGCTTGAGCATTTCGCGCTCGGCCATGATGAGGTTCCGCGAAGGAACAAGGGAATAGGTTTGCATGATCAGTTGCCTTTTTGTCGGTCAAGTTGGTCCAGATAGCTCCAGTACTCCTGTGGCGACATGTCCTCAACCGCCTTGGTGCGCGCTTGCACACCAGAGCGGCCAGAAGGAATAGCCGCCGCAGCAGAAAGTCGCTGCGTTCTTTGTGACGTTGCTGTGTTCGAGGCATCTCCATGCAAGTCCAAGAGTCGGACTGCGTCTCGCGGGCTTTCGCTCGCCGCAAGCATTTGCACTTCGCGCGGTTGACGTTGCAACCAGCCTACAAACTCAGGTGTCTGCACACGATCCTGCCAACCCGGATGCCGGACTTCGACTGCCATCTCACTGCGCAAGCGGACAAATTCACCGGGCGTCACGCCTGGCTGCTGGACTTGCGAAGGCATCGCTGCCTTCATCGCCTGCAGTTGCTCGTTCAGCGCAGCTTCCATCGCCTCTGCGAATTCGGGGTAGTCGCGTTTGAGGGACTCCATCGCCTTGGCGCTTCCTTGGGCGGCTCGGATTTCTCCGGCGCTTGGGGCTTCACCTCCGCGCGCAGCGACCTGGCCTGCCAGTTGATGCTGTTGCTTCAACTGACTGTTCAAGCCGCCGATGTGACCTTCGGCATTTCTCAGACGACTCGTGACCTGACCCAACATGGATTCAAGTCCGGTGATCTTGTCCAGCATCGCCTGCTCGCTCGATGGGCCTGCACCGTCGTCGCTCTTTGTTGCGTCGGCTTTATCAGCATTGTGATAAGCGGGCGCTTGAGCGGCGGCACTGGCCTGAGCGGATAGGTCTGCATGTGAACCGGCGGACTCGTCAGACGACAGCGCTTGGCTGGCGTCCTCTGCTTCCAACTGGTCCCAGATCTTTTTCGCTTCGTCTTTCGGGTTGATAGTTTCCTGTGCTGTTTGCATTTTGGGGTCGTCTCTCTTTTTGGTCATCGCTGACCGGGGTCGCCGACGCTGATAAGTTCTTCAGGGTCGACTGCGGGACCGGCGCTCGCCTCATCGGCAAGGGCCAGAATCTTTTTCAGCTCGGAGATCCCCCCACGGATCTGAGCTGTTTTCTCAATGCCGAGCGACGGGGTGTCGTTCAGCTCTCGTAGCTCGTCGATTCGGTCTTCGACGTACTGCGAGAGCCGCTTCCAGGCGGGGGTGCGGAAGTCTTCAGCGCGCATTTCGATTCGGAAAAAAGAAAGGGCGCCCGGATAAGGGGCGCCCTTTGAAACTAGAGGGGGTCGGCAACTGCAAAAGGCACTGACCCGGAACGAATACTACAGCATTGTGATTTTCCGTGCAAGATCTTTTCTTAAATGCCAGCGCCGGTATTTATCCGCAGCGCTGCCTCCGCATTGAACAACTGGCGTTTGGAGTCCAGCTCGATCAGCTTGAGGCGCTCCCGGCGCTGCATCTCCTCACGGGTCATCTGGCCGTCCTGCTCCATCTTGGCGATGGTGATCTCGCGGTCAAACTGCCGGTCCACCATCATCTGCTCGGACTCGGAGCGCTCGCGCTCGATCTGGTAGGCGGTGTTCCCTTGCTTGACCTGGCTGTCCTGGGCTGCGATCTGAGCTTGGATTTGCAGCGCCTCCTTGCGCGCCTCGATGTCCATTTGCTTGGTCTGCATGTTCATCTCAGCCACTGCCAAACGGGGGTCTTGCGGGGCGCCCTGCTCTGCCATGGCTGCCGCGTCCTGCTCGACTTGCTCTTCGGTCTTCATCAGCTCGTCAGGGTTGACCTTGAAAGCCTTGAGGATGGCGGCCAGCTCGGCGCGCTCTTTGAGGAGCGGCGCGTAGCGTGGGTTGTTGGTGATGTTGGCCAGGTTCAGCAGCGCCTGGTTTTGGATGTCGCGCTCGATCAGGGCGGTGGATCCGCGGGCATCGACCTCGTAGTCGCCCTTGATCGCTGGATCTGGGTCGTTGGCCATCTTCCAGTCGTAGTAGCGGCCGATGTGCGGGCGGGTGACCGCGTCGTCGAACAGCTTGACGCGCTGGCGCAGGACCGCGTTGGCGTTGTTGTAAAGCATGACCATGCCGCCGACGGTCTCAGGGGCTGAGCCCTGCTGGCCGCCCATGATCTGGGGCATGCTGGTCTCTTGGTCGGCAAAGGTCATGGCCGCCTGGGCAATGGCCAGCAGCTCCTGCAGGTGGCTGTTGAACTCGAACGTGGCAAAGGCCTGGCGCACGTCTTCGAGGTCATCCTTGGCCAGCCAAAGCTTGTTGGGCGTGATCTCGTAGCTGCCGTTCTGCGGGATGACGACGCCCTTCTTCATCACGATCTGGCCGCCCAGGCTGGTGCGCCCGTTGTCCATGACCTGGCGCCAAGCGCTGTTGACCACGCGCTGCTGGTGCTCCAGCTCGTCCGGCAGGCCGTAGCCGTAGGGCGTGTCGTCGGCCTTCCTCCAGCACCAGACATCCACCGGCAGCGTCTTGTCGGCCACCCAGGACTCCATGGCGCCGACGATCTTGTCGTTGATCATCAAGAGCACGCCAAACGTGGTGTCGGTCAGCGGGTCACCCGTGCCGGCGCTCAGGCACTCCATCTCTTCGGGCTCGATCTCGCCGTGATAGGTCCACAGCTCGTAGCTGTCTTCCTGATTGACGTCGCGCAGCACCCTGCCCTCGGCCACGCGGATGCGGTTGGGCTGCGTGCGCAGCACCTCGCGCAGCAGCTCAGCGTCGTAGCCAGGCAAGCCGACCAGGCTGCGGATCTCTTTGCGGGTGACGTTGCGGCGGAACCAAAAGCCTCGGCCGCGCTGGTGGTCGTTGCCGCACGCTGGGTCGAACCAGACATCCCACGGGTCCAGATCCATCGAGGCGGGCACGATGGCCTCGTTGATCTGCAGCGACTGCGTGCCGCCGGCCTGGGGCAGCCAGACCTTGCTGGTCTGCTTGGCAGGGAAAGGGCCGTAGATGATGCCGGAGCCCAGGCGCACGCCGTCTTCCACCATCTTGCGGCTCTCGCCGTTGTACTTGCTCTCGGTCAGGCTGTCGTCGATCGAGTCGCGCATGCCCTCGGCCGCCTTCTTGGCGGCGTCCATCACCACCTTGGCCTCTTCAGCCGCGGTCATGCCGGTGGGTTCGCCCGTCTGCGGGTCCACCGTCGGGCGCGGGTCGCCGATCATGTTGGCGATCTCGGGCACGGGCGTTGCCTTGATGTCCCAGTTGCGGTCGTCCACAGGGAAAAGGATCTCGCACATGCGTGCAATGGCCTGGTCAATCTTTGGCCGCACGATGTTGATCACTACCCGCGAGCGGCTGCCGTCGGCCACCTTGCGTTGGGGCGGGCCGTTGCGCAGCGTGTTCTCGAACTCGCCCGTGCTGTTGGTCTGCTCACCGTAGTAGAGCTGGGTGTTGCGGCGCCAGCGCTTCTCAACGCCGGACTGGGCGCGGTGCTGCACCCATCGGTCGCGCATCTGCGTGAACTGGCCATGCAAGGCCAGCACGTTCTCGCGCTGCATGTTCTCGTACTGCTCAGGCGTCAGCACGTTGTCACCGACCATCACGGCCATGTCTTGCGAATATTCTTGGGGGTTCATGGTGTTTCCTTGATCAATAGCCGGTGACTTCGTCGAGCGCTTCCCATGCCGACTCAGAGCCCATGGGAACGTCCCACTCGTCTTGCTCGTCCGGCCATGGCAGGGAAAGCGACGGCTCGTCGATGCGGGCCAGGCAGTCCATGCCGTCATCGAAGCGGCCCACCGGGAAGGTGGCGTACTCGACGTCCAGCAGCTCCTGAATCAGCTCGTGCTGGCTACCCTGCACGTCGGTGTAGTTCAGCGCCTGGGGCAGCCACATGCGCCCGTGCTCGAACCAGGGGATCAGCCGGCGGATGCGTGCGTTCTTCTCCACAGCGCCAGCCACCTCAATGATCTTGAAGCGGTACTGGCGGTGCTCCATCTCGCTTTGGATGTGCGGGATGTCTGCCTGCATGCCGTAGCGCTCGTAGCGCACCTGCACCGGCTTGTGTTTCTTGTGCAGCTCAAAGAGCTTCTCGGCGCGCTGCGTGAGCGTGAGCCTGTCGATCACCCCGTCCACGAGGTAGGCATTGCCGTCCGACGCCAGGCCCACCACCCACATGACGGTGCGGTCTGACTTCTTGCGCTTGGTGCCGGTCTTGGCTGTTTGCGGGTCGCCGGCCGGGTCGATGAGGATGATCTTGTTCATCTTCTTCGGAGCGATGTTGAAGCGGGTGATCCACGAGCGCATGAACTCGGCGCCCTCCAGCGGCCTTGGCTCCTGCTGGTACAGCGAGATCCACGAGCGCGGATCCTGCTGGGCCTGGCGCACCATCTCGTCGGTGAACCACTCCTTCCACAGGCGCTCGCCTGGCTCACGGCCAAGCGGATCGGCCTCGGCTGCAATCATGGGCAGCTTGATCACGCGCCAGCGATCGGGCTCGCGCTCCAGCAGGCGCCCTGCCAGGTCGTCCTCATGCCACCTCGTCATAATCACGACGATCCGGCCACCGGGTTTGAGTCGGGTCAGCAGGTCATTGACCCACCAGTCCCAGGTCTTCTCGCGCACACGGTCGCTGTCTGCGTCTTCTCGGCTCCTGACCGGGTCGTCCACGATGATCAGGTCACCGCGGCGCCCGGTGATCGAGCCGCCAACACCAACAGCCGAATACTCACCGCCATGGTCCGTGCCCCACCGACCGGCGGCCGAGCTGTCGGCTGCCACGTTCACGCCTGGGAACAGCGCATGGAACTGGGGCTCGCCGATACCGTTGCGAACCCGGCGGCCAAAGCGCTCGGCCAGCTCACCCGTGTGGCTGGCGCCGATCACCGAGAGGCTGGGGTTGCGGCCGACGAAGTACTCAGGAAAGTAGACCGAGCCGTAGGTGCTCTTGGCCGAGCCAGGGGGCATCATCACGATCAGTCGGTCGTTCTCACCCTTCTCGATCTTGTCCAGCTCTGACGTCAGCAGCACATGGTGCGGCGCCATGTGCATGTCCTCGGGCAGCACGTAGCCGCAGAAACTGGTGAAGGACTCGCGGGCCTTGCGGCGGGCGATCACCTCGGCGGCTGCAGCGTTTGGCTGAATCACTCGGCCGCCTCTGGCAGGCCTTTGGCTGCAATCGCCAGGAGCTGCTCGTCTGTCATGGCCAGGAGCTGGATGGGACCGCCGCCCTTGCCGGTGTGCTCGACGGTTGCCTTGTCGTTGTAGGCGGTGTTGAGCTTGCCCGCGACCTTCAGGTTCACGTCGATGGCGGTCTTCAGGCCAGCCACGTCGCCTATGGCTGCTGCCTTGCGGCCATGGGCCAGGGCGTCGTCGATCAGGTTGTGCGAGCGGATGATTTCGAGCTGCGTGTAGTGATCGGCCGTCTCTTCGCTGTCCGTCAGGATCTGGCGCAGCTTCCAGCCGGCGATCTCAAACGGCAAGCTGACTGCGATCTCCTTGAAGGACTCACCCCAAACGTAGCGGTCGAACACGTCATCGGAGATCTCTAGCACCTGGGCCTTGAGCGCGGCAAGCTCAGCTCGCCTGGGCTCGCGGTGCAGCGCTGGGCCAATAGTCTTGTGTGCGGTCATAGCTTATTTCTTGGCGGTCTTAGCCGCCTGGCGGAAGTCGCCCTGGCTGGGCGCGCCTTTGTCGCCTGGTTGGCGCATGCGCTCCTTGGCGCCGTTGGCTATCCGAGCACGTTTGGCGGCGATGTTGGCGTACAAGCCCTGAGAGCTGGCCCGCCCAATGAGTCCTTTGCCATCCATGTGCGTCTCCGAAAGGATGACCCACGACACTCACCTTCTTCGGGAGACGATCGCGTCCAGCAAGGCCGGGGTCAAAAAAGCAAAAAGCCCGCACAGTGGCGGGCTTGAAATTCGGGGCGGTCTGCCCCGGAGGCAACTATAAAGCATTGTGATACTCCGCGTCAATCATCCATCGACTGCGGCAATTTGGTCAGCCCCTGCCGGGTGCAAAGCGTGAGGAACCGGACAGCGGCCTCGACGGTCTCACGGTCCGACTTCATGCCCCACTCCTTGCGCAAGTAGATCAAGCTGGCGGCGATGTCCGGCCCCACCGTGGCGCTGAACTGGCGAAAGCCCTGCTTCCTGCGGTACTTTTCCTGTCGCTCAAGGTTGGTCATGGCGTCCGGCTTGCGAGAGCGAAAGCCCTTGCGCCTGGTGAGCGAAGCCGGGTCGAGCTGGTCGATCGCGTTCACAGGACCAGCACCAGGCTCGTGGCGCCCAACGCCAGGGCCACCATCATGGCGAGCGCCCACTTGGCTATCGGCATCAGGTAGCGGTCCATGCCGCCTGGCGGTAGGGGTTCCGGGCCAGGCATGCGGGCGCCGATGGCAGCCACCTTGGCGCCGCGGGCTGGGCAGTTCGTAGACTGGTTGCACTCGTAGTCACAGCAATTCATGGCTCGCTCCGGTCGTCGTAGGTGAACGTCGTCGTGTCGCCCAGCCGCCATTTGGCCGACTGCTCGACGCGGTACTTGTGCGTGGCCACCTTGAAGTCGGGGAACTTCATGGCCTGCGGGTTAAAGGCCGGGTCGTAGAAGCGGCAGCGGTTGTTGGGCTGCAGCGCGAACTGCCCGTTGTCAAGCTTCAGCACGTTGTAGCTCTTGTGCTCGTCGATGGTCTCGCTGAAGGTGAAGTCGGGTATGCGTGGATCCGGGCTGCAGGTGTCCAACGTGAACATGAACTCGCCGCCGTAGGTCCGCTTGTCCTTGGCGAAGAACTCGGCGCGTAGGCCTTTGAGGAAGGGCTTCTCAACCACCTCGACGTGGTAGCTCAGCGCGTCCCAGATCTGCAGCACGTCCAGCGCCAGGTCAGGATTGACCTGGCTGTCTATGACCAGACCAGGGTAGTCAACGGAATGAAAGGCGCTGATGGGCAGCTTGTCAAAGAGCGCGCCATATTGCGGCAAGTAAGTCTCAAAGCGAAAGGCCTCGCCCTTGATGGACTTGACGCTGACCCAGATGCCTTCGACGAGCGGCGCGTTCTCATCGCACTGGAAGTCGTAAAGGTACTCGGGCCGCACCCAAACTTTGACGGGCGGCAGTGGGCAGACAAAACTCATGGGATCTCCTTCTTAGGTCTGCCACGCTGTGGCTTTTGCATGTCGACTCGGACCACTGCCTCGCCGGCCACAGTAAAGCGGTGCCCTTTGCCGCACTCGAAGCGGATCAGGTCAAACATTGTCAGTCCTTTTTCTGGGTACGGGGCACCAATGTGTGTAAAAAGAGATGTCACCCGTCAGGTTGCCGTACATTGCAATGCCCCCCTTTGTCAGCAGTTG